GGGGGACCCGAAGATCCCCCAGTTTGCGGCTTGAAACCGTCTTGTATTGCCCCGCCTTTGAACCAGCAGGGTGTACAATCTTACATAAGATTGTTAACGATAACGCGACGATAGTACTTGTTAGTTGAAAGAACAAGCTCGCCTGATCCCTTGTTAAGACCTTCTGCGAATGGGTTTGCAACCATTCCGTAACGAGTCTTGAAGCCGATCTTTGGCTGGAAGCTTGACTGGTCAACTGCACGAACCATCTGAAGTGGTACGTATGGGCAGTAGAAGAGACCAGCGTCAAACGCTGAAGTACCCTTATAGCCAACTACTAGGTAGTTACCACCGATTGCGTATGGGTCGATGTAAACACGTAGGCGACCGTTTAGAACACCTGCGAAAGTGTTACCAGTATCGTCTACCTGTAGGTTGTTGCCGTTAAGAGCTGGAGTGTAGTCAAGAACACCGGCCATCTGAAGAGCTGAAGCAACGTCAGCTGAACAGATAACGATGTTACCCTTACCACGACGAGTCTGCTTAGCAATCTGGTTAGCTTCGCGCTCTAGCTGGAACATAAGGCCCTTGAACTTTTCAACAGACCAACGACCATTGGAGTCAGTGTCAAGGTCGAATACGCCAGCAGTAGTCGTATTGTCCTGAGCACCAGCAACAGCAGTGATGTTAACTGTACGAACAACTTCACGGTTGATTTCTGCAAGGATTTCAGCCGAAAGGATGTTTGAAAGTTCTGTCTCAGCGTCAAGGCCGTGAATTGCCTTAAGGTCCTGAGCAAGTTCCATAGTGTACTCTGCCTTTAGAGCACGTGACTTAGCAGTAACAGTTACCTTCTCGATTGAGAAAGCCATCTGAGCGAAGTCAGTGTTCTGGTAAGTACCAAGAGCTTCTGCCTGAGCAGTTGACATACCGGTACCAGTGTTATATGCACCAAGACCAGTAAGTGGTGAAGTACCAGTTTGACCTGGGATTGTACCAGTGAATGCACCTACGCTGTTGTTACCTGCGCCAAGTGAAGCTGCTGAAGTAGTGTTATTACCTGCAACAGTTGAGAACGCAGTGTTAACTTCGTTGTAGAATGTTTCGTTGTCTTGTGAACCGCCGTAAGACGATGCAGAAGTACCGTTACCCTGGTTGTTATACTTCGAACGCATTGCGAAGATAAGACCAGTTGGACCAGTCATTGGCTGAACGCCGCAGATGTCATAAGCCATAAGGTTAGGCATTGCACGACGTACAAGTGAAATAAGAACTGGATCGAAAGTATCGATACCACCTGAACCTGCAGTGGATGATGAACCACCCATGAAGTTAGCAGGAATTACAGAAGCTGCAGTAGGTGCTTCTGTTAGTGTCTGATATTGGCCATGAGATGCAGACTCACGAAGAGCGCGCTCTGTGTTCTCAAGAACGACTGCAGTTACTGAACGGCGAGTCTGATCCTTAATAGCACCAAGTCCTTCATGGTCGAGCACTGGGGCCCACTTCTTTTGAATTTCCTCAGCTAGATACATTGTTGTCTCCCTTTCTATCTGGGTATTGTTTAATATTTATAAGAATTACTTCTTAAGAGTTCTTGAAATGGCCTGCACATAACGGTTAACAGTTGGGTCAACAACTGCTTCTGTTACTGTCTCTTCACCTTCGAAAGTTTCCTCTTCGATGTTAGTTGAGACTGGTGCAGTCTTCTCGCTGACGAAGTACTTTTCCTTAATGATGGATAGCTTCTTAGCGTATGTTTCGACGTCGCCGTCGAAGTCAATACCCTCAGCGAGGGCCTTGAACTTTTCCTGCTGAGATAGAGCTAGGTCTTCAAGATATGACTCGAACACATTAGTCTTTTCTACCTCAACAAATGCTTCCTTAAGAGAAGCGTTTTCTGTGATCTGTTCGTCAAGCTTTGTTTCAAGCTCTTCTACCTTAGCAGCGAGAGACTCAACAACGTCGATCTTCTCTTCTGGCATATCAATGTAGTGCTCAGCGAATAGACCCTTAAGTCCGTCGATAAACTCACCCATGATTTCATTGCGTAGAGTTGACTCTACTGCAACCTTATTCTCTTCCATCCAACCTTCGACGACGTAGTCAAGGTATGAATCGAGCTTTGAAGTTAGCTCTTCATTGATCGACTGTACAGCTTCTTCAAGCTTAGTCTCGAACTCTTCTTCTAGACGAGCCTCTTCGATCATTACGCGTGCACTAATTGCAGCTTCGAATAGAGTGGTTGCCTTTTCCTTAAACTCTTCTGATAGCTCTTCGCCGTTGAACATAGCTTCAACGTCTTCCTTTACTGAAAGTTTTGGCATTGGGTCTCTAGTCTTTGGACCAGTAGTTGCAGCAGCGTCAGAACCGTGCATGTCGATTGAAGACTGGTTTGAACCAGACTTATCGCCAACGCCGTGATCTTTACCTGCAGCGTAAACTGCCTGTGTCTTATTAAAGAGGTCGACAAGGTCTTCCTTCTTCATTGCATGCATTGCGCCAATCATCGAAGCGATATATGAAAACTTCGACTTTGGATCGTCACCGCCAGACTTCGCAGCTGGGTGTAGAGAGTCGGCAGCGATTGTGCCTTCCTCGATTTCATGATTTTCTACTTGATCGTTCATTTAAGGTCTCCCCTATTGGAATTTATAATTATTTATATGATTCTATTTTTGAAAGCTAGTGAACTAACATAAGACTCAAATATGGCCAGTTGTCTCTCTTCTAGCTCTCTCTTATTCATCTTATGGACTTGTTTCTTGATCTGGTCTAACTTCTCTTCGTGCCATGTATCCTTGACTGGATCATATATCCACTCAACACCTTCCATGATACCCTTAACAAAGGCATCAGGCGCAGATGGATCAGCTACGATATCAGCAGCTGTTGCTAGATGGAAGTCTTCTCCAACAACCATTGTGCCTTCTTTATCAGGTGTCAGTGTACCCATACCTCTCGACGATACACCAAGTGAAGCGCCAGACTTAAGTAGACCCTTTGCGATGTTACCCATTGGTGTTTCAGTGAGTCTTGCTTTACCTATAAAGTTATCACCATCACGCTTTAAACTAGTAATGATATGTGATACACGATCAAGATTAATTTGAGGACCTTGAGGATGACCTAGTTCACCGTAACCACGCTTGTTTTCTATAACGTCATGTATATAACGATTGACTTCTTTTTCCATAACGTTTATTGGATAAACACGTCCGTTACGGTTCTTCTTATTTGCTTGTAAGAATATACCTTCGATGAAGTGTTGTTTCTCACCGCTCTCTGTAGCTTCCGTGATATACTGTACGTCTTCGACTATCTCGGTTATAAGTTTCATTTTATTAGCCCTTTGGCCATGCGATAGATGTTGCTACACAGGTTGTGCCAGTAAGTGTATCGGTTGCATCTTTTTC